TCAGCTAATATGGTAGATGCTATAACTACTAATATTAAAGGTATCATACAAGCAGTAGAATTATTAAGTACAGTTATTATGACTAGGCTAGTTGGTGTAGCTATTGTCTCTACTATAACTGGTTTTAATAACTTAACCTCTGTTTTAAATAGAACTTTAATTGCCTTAACAGGTTTGGCTGCTCCTGAATTAGCCTTTGCCGCTGCTGCAACAGTTGTAATAGGTAAGCTTGCTGGTTTAGGTTTAGCTTATGATAAAGCTACTGGTTTCTTAGTCACTTACCAAGAAAAAAGTTATGGTTTAACCAATTTTCTTACTAGCATCTGGGATGAAGATGTATCAAGAGCTACTGAAATTGTTGAGAAGTTTAGTTCAGCTATAGATTATCTTAGTGATAAGTTTAGTTGGTTAAAATTCTCTATAGATACTACTTCTAAAGTAGTTGATAAGATAGGTACTTTATTTTCTGGCTTAGATATATATGGAAGTGTAGCTACAAGAGCTGCAATAAAAGATCAACGTGATCTTATTAATAGTTTTGAAGATACTAGGAAGTCTGCTTTAGATGTACAAAAAGCTATTGCTGAAGGTAAGTTAGAAGGAGCAACACCAGCAGAAACAAATAAGAATATTACTGAAGCTTTAAGTAAGCTAATAATTATACCAGAAGCAAAAAGAGCAGGTGGTGGTGAAGACTTAGAACCTCCAGGAATATCTACTGGTGCTACTTCTAGGGCTTTAGCTAAACAACAAGCTCTACTTACACAAAGTAACGATGCTATTAAACAATCTGGTGATATTAAGATAGCTTTACTAGAAAAACAAAAAGCTGCTATAGAACAAAGTATGGTTGCTGTTAATGGTAAAATTGCTACTCCTGAAATAGAAGGTAGGCAAAAAGTACAAGATATAGAATTAAAAATATTAAGTATTAAAAGAGAAGTTACTAGAGCTACTGAACTTGCTACTTTAGCTGCTCAAAAAGAAAATGCTATCTTGGAAAGTAATGCCTTACTTATAGGTAAGAATAAAGAGGCTATTTATAATGCTGTTCGTTGGCAAGAGACTAAAGTAAAAAGTGATACTGATGAATCTACTGGAATTAGTGGTAGATTTGGTGGTCGTGGTGCATCTGCTGTAGGTGGAAATGAGGCTGATAAATCTCGTGGTTCTATGCAAGTTACTGAGAAAGCATGGAAAGATACTGGTAGAGAAGCTAAAGATTTTGCTACTGCTGATATGATTGAACTATCTAAAGCTGGTAGACAATACCTTGACCAGATGATAACTAGATTTAAAGATTTAGAACTAAGTCTTGCAGCTTATAATCAAGGTACTGGTGCTGTTACTGATATTTATAAAAAGGCTGGTGTTACAGTAGGAGAAACTGACCCAGAAGAATTAGCTAAAGTTAAAGCTAACTTAACTCCTTTAATGCTTAAGTATGTTAAAGAAACTATGTCTACTATCCCAGTACAGAAAGGGGATATTTCAGCTATTACACAACAAACAGTTTTAAACAAACTAAAAGCTGATGAAGCTATACAAGATATACAAATACAACAAAAGAAAGAAAAGTCTAATCAAGATAATATAGTTTATTTATCTAATTATAAAAGAGGTGTTCAAGAGTTACAAGCACAAGCTCTGGCAGCTAACGGCGAAGTAGAAGCAGCAGAAAAACTAAGGACAGACTTAAAGTATCAACAACTTCGACTTGATTATGCTGGTAATGAAGAAGCATTAAAATATATTGCTACTATACAACAAGGTGTTATTGGTACAGCTCTTATCACTCAAGCTGAAGAACATTTACGTAACGTACAAAAAGAAGTAGCTGATGCTGAAGCTACCATTAATATAGAAAGACAAGCTGGGCTTATTACTTACGATGAAGCAGCTAGAAAGATGGTTGACGTAAAGAAAAACGTTCTTTCTGTTGAGTATGCTACTTTAGACGTTTTAAAACAACAAGTAGCGGCTGGAAATAGGTCTAAAGATTTACCAGAAAAGATAGCTGGTTTAAAAGGTAAATTAGAGAGAAGTGGTGTAGATAGTACAGCATTACAGAATAAAGTTTTAGCTGCTGGCGATACAACAGGTTTAATAGCTAAAGTAGGTAGTAGTTTAGCAGATCAAGCAAGTATCTCTCAAAATAGGGATAAAGATATAGATGATGTAAAGGAAAGAGCTAAACATGACCCTACTATGACTGCTAAGAAACAACAAGATGAAATATCTGCTATTAAAAGTAAAGCTAATAAATCTGAACTTAGCTCTAACTTACAAATGTACGGTGCTATTGCTGATGCTGGAGCTAAAACTTTTGGTATGCTTACTTCTGAAATGATAAAGATGTATGGAGCTAGAAGTACGCAGGCTAGACTAGCTTTTGCTGCTGAAAAAGCCATGCAAATTAGTTCTTGTATTATGCACACAGCTACAGATATTATGTCTGCTATGGATCTACCTTTTCCTTTTAATCTAGCTATGGGTGCTATGGTTGGATCTATGGGAGCAGTACAACTTGCAACTATTGTTAGCCAACCTATGCCACAAGCTCATGCTGGTTTAACTAATGTACCAGCAGACCAAACTTATTTATTAAGTGCTGGTGAACGTGTACTTGCACCACAACAAAACAAGGATTTGACTAAAGCTCTATCTGATGGTACTATGGGTGGAAATAAACAACAACAGCAACCTCATACTACTAAAATTATTAATGTATTTGATCCTAGTATAGTTGGTCAATATATGAATACACCACAAGGTGAAACATTAATAATGAATACAGTTCGTAGAAATCAAGCAGCCTAAGAGGACAATCAATGGCATATTCACAAGGTACAGCCTCTGCTAGTGGTAGTGGTTATCTTAATCTATTTACAGCTTTAAGAACTTTTACTGAAACTACTCTAGGCTGGACTTTAATGCAAGCTAGAAGTAATTTCTTTATTTCTACTATTACTTTTTCTGGTACAACTGCAACTGTTACTACACTTGAACCTCATGATCTTGTTGCAAGTTATCATGCAACTATCTCTGGTTGTACTGGTACTAATGCTAGTTTATATAATGTAACTAATATAGCTATAACTTATATTAGTACTACAAGTTTTAGTTATACTATGTCAGGAACTCCTACTGCTAATGCTGTAGGTACACTACTTGGTGTTAATATAGAATTACCTAGAAAAACTGTTATTTGGATGGCTACTGGTTTATCTGGTACTGAAAATATCTATATGGGTGTTCAAACTTATGGTAATGTTTCTGGTGGACAATATTGCTGGAACTTTAGTACTTTTACAGGTTTTATAAGTACAAATAGTTTTACTACACAGCCAGGATATGTTAATACTGGTAGTATTCCTTTATGGGCAGGAAGTATACCTTATACTTTTATAGGTAATGCACAAAGAATAATAGTATATGCTCAAATAAGTGGTACAGATCAAAGTATGTATTTAGGTAAAATTTTACCTTATGCTACTCCTAGTCAATGGCCTTATCCTGTTTGTGTAGGTGGTATGCTTCTTACCCCTACTTATACTTTATATTCAGATACAACTCAAATATCTTGGTTTAAAGGAAGTAGAAATAATCTAGGTCTTAGAACTCCTGCTGGTACTTGGGTTTATCCTGTTTGTTATGAATATTCTGGAAATTCAACTACTAGGAATACAAAAGCAACTTCAACAGCTACAGAAACTACAATGGCTGGTACTTATTGTTTACGCGCTATAGTTCTAACTGATATTTCTGGTACTTATGGTAATAACTATGGTGAACTTGATGGAGCTTATTTTATTTCGGGTTTCTCTAATACTACAGGTAATACTTTAGTTGTAGGAGGTATAACTTATTTAGTTATTGCTGATAATACTAGGACTGGCTATAAAGATTATGTTGCTCTTCGTCTATCTTAATTAGGAATATTTATGGCTTATCAAACAGGTACAGCAGCAACACCAGCCGCTTTACAAACTATAATAGAAACTTTTGCTTTAGCTAATGGTTATACAGGTACAGCGGGTGGTATTTTAACTGCTAGTAGTAATAGTGATAGCAATATACAATTAAAAACAATAATACCTAATATTTTATCTGCTACTTCTACTGGTTATGTTATTACCTTATCTGCTTATGGAGCTAGTACTACTCTTTATGCTGATTTTTCTATAGGACAAACAGTAGTTTTATCTGGTTTTTCTCCTTCTTCTTTTAATGGTACTTTCACTATTACTGCTTTAGCAGGTAATATAATAACTCTTTCTACTAACTCTACTTCTTATGATGGTTCTTCTACGGTTAATGGTGTTGTTTCTGGTTCTTTAAATGCTTTATCTATAACTGGTTTTACTTCTTCTGCTGGAGCAAATCCATCTAATACACGTTTTATTTACCTACCTGCTGGAAATTTTCCTGTAACATACTATCTTTTTGGTAATAGTTCTCCTACTTTAATACATTGTGCTATAAATTATAATGTTAGTTTAATGCAACACATGACTTTTGGTTCTTATGTTCCTATCAGTTCTTCTGCTTTTGTAGGTTCTAGTTTTTCTTTTGCTTCTTATTTTTGCTCATCTAATAATTACTCTTATTATTATAGTTATCCACCTAGTCTAACAATAACAAATAATACTTTTGCTAGTATTGTTGGTTGGTATGCTTATGCTGGTTATCCAGCAGAATGTGTTTTAGGTTCTACCTGTTCTGGTTCTACTAATAGTAAACAGTTACATGCTGAGATAGATGGCTCTATCTGGGCGCAGACAAATTCTTCAGGTTATAGTTATCCTGTATTTACAGACCAAACTATAGCTTCTATATACTATTCTCCTAATAGTTGGAATAACCAAGCTATTTTAGTTCCAATGCACTTACAATTATTTACAAGTAACTCTGCTACTTTATACCATTATTTAGGTTATATAGAACATTTAAGGCTTATTAGGATAGATAATTATAATCTTGGTGATATTATTACTTTAGGTTCAGATCAATGGATGGTTTTTCCTATAGGTAAGAAAGATACAGTAAATAGAAATGGTACTTCAGCTACTCCAAACTGTTCTACTGGTACAGTAGGTTATGCTATACGTAAAACTTAAGGAAAACTAATGTCAGTTCTATTAGGTTCAGCTCCATTTATAAATTCACCAAACCAAACTACAGTAAACTTAAATTATTTATCTGTAGCAATGGGTGGTATAGACCCAATTACAGGAGTTGAAACTACTAGAGCCTTAAGACAATCTTTCGGTACTGCTTCTAATGGTACTTGGATAGATGGTTATCCTCCTTTTGCTAGTGATGTACAACAACCACTTCTTTCTAATCCTACTTATGGAAGTTATACTTTTGGTAGTTATACTACTACCTTAACCGCAGGTCATCTAGCTAATAACTACCTCAATGATTACTATTTTAGGATTTGGGTAGATGTAACTAATCTAGCTTTAGGTAATGTACTTTCAGCACAAGTAAAATACATTAATATTTGGAATTCTTATCTTACTAGCAAAGTTCTAACTTCTATAAGTTTAGTTAGTTTACCAGATGTAACTATTACTTCTGGTTTAACTCTACCTTATACATTTACCCCTTTAATGTATAAAACTATTACTGTTGGTATTCCTACATCAGGACAACCAGCTATCTCAGGAACCATAGCTTATAACTTTTCAGGAACTAACATACCTATTACTACTGTAACAGGACAACGAGTATTATTTTGGCCTTTTAATTCTATTTCTACTTTTAAAGAATCAAGAGAGTATGCAACAGATATTATTAAGGCTTTAGGTTCAGAACAGCGTTTCTCTATTCGTCCTATTCCTAGATTAACCTTAGATTATAATTATATTTATAAAGATAATGCAGAGTTTACTTCTGCTAAACTTTTAGGTAAACGAGTAGCTAATTCTGCTCTAGCCCAAGCTCTATGGACAGAAGCCATAAAACTAACTAACCTAACTGCTGGGCAAACTATTATTACAGTTGCTACAGCTAACTTTGAATATACTATTGGTACTACTATAGTCTTTTGGAAGTCTTATCTTATTTGGGAGATAGGGACTATAGCCTCACTTACAACTACAACTATTACTTTACAACAGGCTTTACAAGCTAGTTATACTTCTTGTTGGTTAGCTCCTATCTATATAGGTTATACTTCTAGTGGTATACAGATAAATTCTGATGAAGGTTATAGTAAAACTGGCTCAATTTCTATGACTTGTCATAGTCCTTATTATGGGGCTATAAATCCTTTTACTTTTACCTTGCAATCATTGCCTATCTTTGATTTTCCTATAGTAGTAACAGGTGGCTTACCTAATAACTATACAAGAAACCAAGAATCTATAGAAGTTATATCAGGCGATGTACTAAGATTTGATACAGAAAACTATACGAGAGAAGCAACAGCTATAACTATTTTTGCACCTGACCGACTAACTGTAAATAAATATAGACGAATGTTTGATTACTTCCAAGGTAGATTTAATCTATTCTTTTTCCCTTCTAACCAAAAGGATGGTTCACCATTAACAACCCTTATCGTAGGTACAGACTCAATTAAAGTTGTTAATAACCAATTTACTACTTCAACAATAGGTTATGTAAGGGTAATTGGTACTGATGGAACAGGAACAGGCCAAGTACAAGAATCTTTTCAAGTAAGTGGTGTAACTGATAATGGTGATGGAACTGAAACAATAGGTTTTGTTGTCGCAGCGACTAAAATAATCTCAACTGTAACTCAAGTACAAATACTAATAAAAGCTCGTTTTGATAGCGATACTATTAATTTTCAATATCAAACAAGAAATAAATGTTTAGTTAATGTAACTATTCTTGAGGTTTTAGCTTAATCATGCTATACTCAGTTTTATTTTGCTAGGTATTATTATGGCGACTGAATTATATTTATTCCAACAATCAGGAACTTATGTAGGATTTACTCCTACTATGTTTAGTGTTACTCAATCTGGTATAACCTATACACCAGCTATTATCAAACGATCTGGGATAAAGCTAACTGAGAATTTCGCTAAGAGCCCTATAACAATTACTTTTGATGCCTTAAACTCTTTTGCTTTAGGACTACTCCAAAATGTACCTGAAGTACCTGTTATCTTGACTATCTATAAATCTGGTGTTACCTATTGGATGGGTCAAGTCCTTGAAGTAAATAGAAAATCTATCACAACTATAGAAATATCCTGCGATTCAAACTACTCTGTTACTGTTAAAAAGAATCAAAGATACAGAGTAAGTCTTCATTGTAATCATACTTTATATAGTAGTCAGTGTGGTGTATTACAATCCTCTTGGGGTATTAGTGGTGGAATTATTACTGCTAGTTCTAATATATTGACTATACCTAGCTTAACGCAAGCTAATGGTTACTTTAATATGGGTATGGCTACACTAAATGGACAAACTAGAAGTATAATCGAAAGTGTAGGTACAAAGGTTACATTAACTTCACCATTTACAGGTGTACTTACAGGTAATGTAGTACTATATCCTGGCTGTGCTTTAACTGAAGATGCTTGTTCTGCTTTTGGTAATACTGTTAATGGGCTTATGTTTCCTCGTATGCCTACCCAAAACCCCTTCGGTTCACAAGGATTAATGTAATATGTTGGCTCTATTTGCTATCTTAATTCCTATTGCTTTACTAGGAGGGCTTCTTTTTCTTTTAATGCCTAAAGCACCTCCAGTAGAAGGTACACCTAGATTGCAAATACCTGATGGAACTGTAGGTAAAACTATACCTGTTCTATTTGGTTCAAGGGTAATTACTGATCCAAGTATAGTTTGGTGGGGTGATTTTGCTATTGTTAAAGTACCAGCTCAAGATGGAGGTAAAAAATAATGGTTATTATTGAAGATAAGATTATAGTTATGCGGGATGCAAGAGAATTAGGAGGTTGTGTTGGAGGCTGGCAATCTTTTGTAGAAGCACATGGTTTCGTTTGGAAGAATGTAGTGCTACATGGTCTTCTAGCAAGTGAATTATTAGCTACAGGTGATGCTATGGCAGAAGAATTAGTTAAATTTGTTTATGCTAGGGATAATTTAATATGAGTGGTGGTGGTGGAGGTAAAAAAGGTGGAACTCCTAAAATACCAAACTACTATGTTGGTATACACTTTGTTCTTTGTCATGGCCCGATAGATAAGATAACTCAGATTAGTGTCGATCATAGAAATGCTTGGCAAGGTAATCAAGGACAAGGTTCTCTTTATTTTGACCAAAGTAATCTATTTGGGGGTATTAGTAGAGAGGGTGGTATTAAAGGTACTTTAGATGTTTGTCTAGGTGGATTAGCACAAACAGCTAATGCTTATCTTCAATCTAAAGAAGTTAACCCTATCTCAGCTTTTCGGGGTATCTGTTCTATAGTATTAAATCAATTTTATGTAGGTCAAAACTATTATCTTAAACCTTGGAGTTTCTTAGCTACTAGATTACATGTAAGGCATTATACAGGCATAGTTCAATGGTTCGATGCTTATGCAGAAGTACCTAGCGCACAAATATATACGTATAACCAAAATATTGGTGCTACTTTAATGACCATAACTAATTCAGGTAGTTTAGCTGTTGTTAATTTTTCTGCAGCACATAATTATACTGATACAGGTGGTACTATCCATCCCTTAACTGCTGGACTTTGGGTAACTGTTTCTGGTGCTACTGATAGTTTATATAATGGTACTTTTCAAATAGTAACAACTAACTTTACTACTACACAATTTAGTTATCAAATGAATGGTACTCCTGCTGCTGCTGCTATCGGCCCTCTAAGAGTACAACAAGGAGGTGTAACTTTTTTTGATGCTGCTTTAGTTAATGGGGTACATGTACTTCACGAATGTTTAACTGATCCTACTTGGGGTTATGGTTATTTAGATGCTCAAATAGATGATACAAGTTGGCAATTAGCAGCTACTACTTGTTATAACGAAGGTTTGGGTTTTTCATGGTTGTGGGCTAATGGTTCATTAGAAGATTTTATGAAGGATGTACTTAAGCATATTAACGGTAATATTTATCAAAGTAGGATTGATGGTAAATTCCATATAAATCTTGTTAGACAACTAACAACTACTACAGGTTTACTTACATTAAATTCTACTAATATTGTATCTATAAGTGATTTTCATATTACTTCTTTAGGTAATTTAATAAGTAGTGTTACAGTTCGTTATGAAGATAATGCAACACAACAATCAGCTACTTCTATTCCTGTAACTAATTTAGCTTTATCTGCTAGACAAGGTTTTGTTAATGAAAAAGTTATATCTTATTCTGGGGTAGTTAGTTTAGATGTAGCACAGAAGTTAGCTGTAAGAGATTTACAGGCTATGTCAACTCCTACTTATACTTGTTCTATTATCTGTAATAGGGATGCAATTATCCTAAATATCGGTGATGCTTTTCTATTAGATAGACCAGATTATATCGGTTCTGTTTTAACTATGAGAGTAATGACGATAGATTTAGGTACAGTCGATGACGGTAGGATTACTATTGATTGTGTACAAGATGTATTTCAATCAGCCGCAGTAGCTTATATAACTCCTATTAATACTACTTGGGTTTCTCCTATTTCTGATCCTCTTGATGCACCTTACCAGTTATTAACAGAAATCCCTTACTATGTTGTAGCTAGATTACAAGGTGATGCTTATGCTCAAGGAATAGTAACTACATCTACTTTCTTTGCTATGGCTGCTGCTGCTCCAACACAAGATAGTATACAAGCAGGTATTTGGTGTGATGCTACAGGTAGTTATGTTGCTAAAGGTACATTAGACTTTTGTGCAAGTGCGCCTTTAACTACTGCTATAGATCAACTAACTACTACTTTAACTTTAGGTACAATTATTAATCCTACCTATCTTACTATAGGTAATTTCTTACAAATAGACAATGAACTTATGGGTATTGTTGCTGTTTCTTCTAACTTAATTACAGTTACTAGAGGTGTATTAGATACAATACCTGCAAATCATAGTATAGGAGCTAGAATATTTGCTTGGGATGATTATTTTGGTTCAGATAATCAAGCCTATCTATTAGCTGAAACTATACATGTTAAGATAACTACTT